TGTTAAGAAATCAATTAATGCCCCAACAACAGCAGTTATTGGAGACCTTTGGGTAGATACAGACAATCAGCAGTTGTATTTGTATAATGGCACTAGTTGGGTTTTAGTTGGACCACAATATAGTATAGGTCAAAAAACTGGTGCAGAAGTTGAATTAATTTCTGACACAATTGGCGACAATATTAGACCATGTTTAACACTATTTGTTAAAGATGAACGTGTAGCAATTATAAGTGAATATGACTTTACGCCTAAGTCAGCTATAGAAGGGTTTATTAGTATCAAACAAGGTATTAATTTATCTACAAAGAATTTTAATTCAAGTGCCACAGGTAATAAATTTTGGGGTACTACAGAAAAAGCAGAAGCATTAATTGTAGGCGGAGCAGCCATTGCCGCTGCAAACTTTTTAAGAAGCGATGCAATTAGTACTACTAACTATGGTTTAAACGTTAGAAATAATGCAGGTGTTAGCATTGGTGGTGATCTTGCTTTAAGTATTAGTATTGACAGCAATACTGTTGTATTTTATAACAAAATTTCTGGATCAAGTATAGACTTCAAAGTAAAAACATCTACAAGTAACCCTACAGTATTAAGAATTGACAGTACGGAACGTGTTGGTATTAATAAAACTAACCCAGATGAAGCATTAGATGTTACAGGCAATATTAAAACTAGTGGACAACTTATTGTAGCAGGTACCGAAAATGCTACAAGTTTAACAACAGGTAGTATTAAAACTGTTGGCGGAGCCAGTGTTACTAAAAGTCTTTTTGTTGGAGAAGGCGTAAACGTAACTGGGTCTAGCTCATTGGAAAATATTTTACCAAAAACTGACAGTACACACAATTTAGGATCCAGTGCAGTACGTTGGAGCAACATTTATGCAGACAATGTTATTGCTGATAATTTTACAGGTAGTTTCACTGGATTTTTAACTGGTAATATTAGTGGTTCTGCAGGAAATTTAGTAAGTAGTACTGAATTCAGTTTAGGTGATAGATTAGACAGTTTAGGAAATATTATTCAGTCCAGTGATGTTGTTAGTACTGGAATAAATTTCAACGGGTCAACAACTTCTGGTAAAGTAGTTTTAACAGGTATTATTGCTAGTACATTTATTACCAACAAAACTGAACTACTAGATTCGTTTGGCACTGATGAAATTATTGTAAGCAGAAGCGGAAATCTTAGAAAAAGCACAAAAAGTACTTTTTTAAGAAACGTACCAACAGTACCAACTGGCGCAATTTTTCCATTTGCAGGCACAGTTGCTCCAACAGGCTATTTGTTCTGTGATGGAAGTGAGCAACTTATAGCTAACTATCCAGAATTATTTGCTGTAATTCAATACAATTACAAACCTTTAAGTTTATTAGTAGGTGTTTCTACATTTGCTATTCCAGATCTAAGAGGAAGATTTCCATTAGGTAGAGATAACATGGGTAATGGGTCAGATAGCCCAGCAAATAGAGTTACTGATGTTGCCGCTGATTCAGTTGGCGGTGTTGGCGGTAGTAGTGAAGTTGCACTTACAAGAAATAATTTACCAGAACACGTTCATGATCTTAAAGGTAATGCAGGAAGTCAATTCTACGCATTTAGACCTAGTGCTGGTTCACCTCCAGATACTAATGCTGAAGGTGCTAACGGACTTGTTGCTAGTGGTCAAGGTCAACTTATGGTAGACAGTGGCGGTATATTTGTAGATGATTTGCCATCAAGTACTTTAGGTGTACCTGTTGGCATAACAAATCACTATCAAACATTTAATTATATTATATTCACAGGTAGGATAGCATAATGGCGTATGTATTAAACAAAACTGATGGTTCAGTTTTAACTGAATTGATTGACAGCACCATTGATCAAACAAGTACTGATCTTACACTGATTGGAAAAAACGTATCTAATTACGGCGAATACTTTAATGAAAATTTAATTAAACTATTAGAAAATTTTGCTAACACTACTGCGCCAAGTTTTCCAATATCTGGACAAATTTGGTATGATACATCAGATAATAGATTAAAAGTTTATGATGGTACACAGTTTAGAACTAGTGGCGGTCCTATTGTATCTGGTACTACACCGACTAATTTAATACAAGGTGATCTTTGGGTAAACAACATAACAAATCAAATGTATTTTTATGATGGCATTGACTTGTTATTAGCTGGACCCTTGTACAGTGATGAACAAGGTATTTCTGGTCCTGAAGTTGTAAGTGTACAAGATTCGTCAGGCAACTTAAAAATTATTGTTAAAGAATGGTGTGGTCAAACTTTAATGGGAATTTATAGCAAAGACGAGTTTACACCTGCAACATCAATTGACGGGTTTACTGGAACAATTAAAAAAGGATTTAATGCAGGCACACTTGCAGATTTTAAATTACATGCTACAGCAACAAAGGCAGACGGGTTAACAAATCCTAGCAACCCAACTGGAACTGCATTATCAGCAACTTCATTTGTTAGTACGACTAGTAATAGTACAATGCAGGGCACTTTATCTGTACAAAATGGAACTCCATTAGTACTTGGGCCTAATCAAAACAACGAAATTAGAATTAGTGCATCGTCGTTCCAAATGGTCAGTAATAATTCTGGTCAAGACTTTGTTGTAAAAGTAAGAAATGCCTCTTTTACTAATGATGCAATAATAGTAAAACCTGTAACTTCATATGTCGGTATTTTTAATTCAACCCCAACAGCTACATTAGACGTTGGGGGAAGTATAAAATTATCAGGTGATTTGACATTAACTGCTGGCAAATTTAAGCCTTATTATAACAGAATTGTAACAACACACACTGCTGTTTCTGGAGAAAGATTGGTAGTTGATATTGTTGCACCAATAACAATAACGCTCCCAGCAACCCCATCAGTGGGTGATTATGTCACAATTATTGATGCTAGTAGTGCAGGTTTTGGCACACATAATGTAACAGTTGCAAGAAATGGCAGCAAAATTAACAATGCTACTTCAGATTTAGTAGTAAATCAAAGTGGCAGAGCGTTTACTCTTGTCTATGTAGGGGCGACAAGAGGCTGGGTTTATGAGAATAACCTAGTTTAAATAAATATAGAAAAGGGGTTTAGGGAATGCCTTATAACATTAATAGATACAACGGATCATTGTTAACTACTGTAGAAGACGGTACAGTTGACACAACCTTAGATATCAAACTTATCGGTAAAAATTACGCAGGTTACGGCGAAGTTCAAAATGAGAACTTTGTACATCTTCTTGAAAACTTTGCTGGAACTAGCGAACCATCAAAGAGGACTACTGGTCAAGTTTGGTACGATAGTGCTAATAAAAAATTAAAATTTTATGATGGTACTAAGTTTAGAACAACTGGTGGTGCTGAAGTAGGCACTACAGAGCCAGTGGGATTGACCACAGGCGATTTTTGGTTCAACACTTCGACAAACCAGCTATATGCTTGGGACGGCGGCGAGTTTATTTTAGTTGGCCCACAAGCAGTTGCTGATGCAGAAACTACTCAATTACGTTCTAGAAGCGTTGTAGATACTGCAAGTGCAACTCATGCTATTGTTGAAGCAGTTATAGATGGTTCAACCGTTTACGTTATTAGCAGTGACGAATTTACCCTAAATAATTCCCTTAACGCCATCACTGGTTTTAGCGTAATCAAAAAAGGTATTACTCTAGTTAACACTCCAAACGTAACTGGCGGAGTTGAAGTAGCTGGGGTAACTAGTTCTGATCACAGATTTTGGGGTACATCATCAAACGCATTAAAACTTGGCGGTGTTGATGCAAGTCTGTTTACAAGAAAAGACGTTTCAGAATATCCATCAGCAATACAAAGATTTGCTGATGTAGGATATACAGTTGGTAACGACAATGACCTTCGTGTGTTTATTGATGGGACTACCCCAACAATTCAAAATGATTTAAGTGATAGTATAGTTTTCAAAACTACACTAAGTGGAACAAAGATCCCACTTAGACTAGTAGGAGCTGATCTATTGCCAGGATCTAATAATACTTCCAATATTGGATCTGGCGGTGTTAGATACGCTACAATTTATGCCACAAGTTTTAACGGTACAGCAACACAGTCTGATACATTAAATGTTGGCGGAACTTATAGAACTGCTTCAACGGCTTCAAGTGTTAATACTATTGCAGCCAGAGATGGATCAGGCAACATTTATGCAAATCGTTTTGAAGGTGTTGCTTCTGAAGCAGAATACGCTGACTTAGCTGAAAAATATTTAACTGACGCAGATTATGAAGTTGGTACAGTTGTTACAGTTGGTGGTGAAAAAGAAGTTCGTGCATCAGTTTTTGGTGACCGTGCAATTGGAGTAATTTCAGCGGCACCTGCATACCTAATGAACAGTAAAGCAGATGGTCAACCAGTAGCACTTAAAGGTCGTGTGCCAGTACGTGTTGTAGGATCTATAAAGAAAGGTGATAGACTAGTTGCATCAGATAATGGTTGTGCTATACATGCATCATTCCATCAATTTGCTGATGTATTTGGAATAGCACTTGAATCAAATAATGATGTGGGTGAGAAATTAGTTGAAGCAGTGATACTGTAATATAAATAGAAAGCAATTAAAAGAGAGAATTAGATATGCCAGGATCAGCAGGAATTTATCCAAAGAATGACGGCGATACCATTTATGCAGCCGATTACAACAATATTCAAGATACTGTTCAAACCCTTTTAGGCACAGGTCTTGCTGATCAAGGTTACGGTCAAGCGGTTGCTTCTACTCAAGTAGCAGTTGATACTAAAGTAACTGTAAGTCAGTGGACTACACTAAGAGGTGATTTACTTAAGATACGCACCCATCAAACTGGAGTTGATGAAACTGGAAATTTAACAGTACCAACAACTAGTGATAAAATTACAAATGAATTTGTCAATCAATATAAAACATATGGAACAACTGCTACTACTAATAGATTTGCTATAGCAAGTAATCAAGGTCAAGAAGAAGCATTTGTTTCTAGACAAAGAATAACAGCTTGGAATGGCGTTTTAACACACACAATCACTATTACATTTGCAAATTCCAATGCAGCTCGTCATTGGTTCAATGCAGGTGGTCAATTTAGATTTACTGCTAGTAGAACTGGCGGTGGTGCTACAAGTAAAAATAGCATATGGGAAACACTATTAAGTGACATGGGCACAATTACATTATCTGCCAATGGTACAACTTACAGTGGAACTGGCGGAACAGCTCAAACAAGCACTGGGTGGTATCAGTTAACAACTTCAAATACGAAAATTTTTGAAAAACCAGCTGCCGCAGGTGTGTATAACGAAAACGATTATAATATCAATGCACGTAAAAATGCCAGCGATAATACAGCAACTGAATTAATTATTACA